GAATGAGAGTGAGGGATCACCTGACCGGGAGGAACAGTAACTGCAATGCCTTCGCATATCGTTGCAAACTTACCTGTGAATTGAACACCGAGTTTAGCTTGTTCACCACATACCTTGAGCCTAAAAAGAGCGACCTCAAGCTCAGTTTTTTTATACAATAATTCCTGATTTTTTATATTTATTTCTGTTGCCTGATGACATAGTGCAGGTGCTTTGCCTAATGGAATACTGAATTGTGCTGAGATACCGTAATTTAAATTGTAATTATCCTTTTCAAACCTTGGTGTTTCTTGTACATACTTTATAGCACCTGTATCTTCATCGTATATATTTTGTCTGGTAACGTATTCTTTAGGTCGATTAAATGACCATGAATCTGTTAGAAATGGTGTAATGGTAAGGCTAGGTGAGCTACAAACAATACCCTGCGACATTCTAAATTGCGGATTAGATTGCGGAGCTATCATGGTGGCATTGTTATTTACCGTTCCCTGTGCGTTGCTAGATGGGCTTGCTACGGTTGTATTAGCTAAAACCTTTGTTGGACATAGGCAAAGTAAAATTACTGCCCAAACGTAGTTTCTACGGTGGTGGTAGTTGTTGTATTTATGGTGCGATTTATTGTAGTTATTGTGTCTAGACCGGGAGAAATTATTGATTCGACTAAACTGAAAGGTTGACCTGCGTTTACTATTTTCCATCTAGGTACACCTTCCAAGGTAGGACTTGTATATGAAAAGTTAATCCCATTAACTGTTTGCGTAGCTTCTGCCGTAGGGATTGCATTAATATAGCCATTAACATCTGCACTCTCTATGTTTGTGCCTGATACGCTCAGAGAATACCCTGTACGGAACTGATGAGATACCACCGATTCTGTTATTACACTTTGGGTCTGGGAATTTGTGCTTGAACTGCCTGTACGGAAGGTAGGTACTACTGGATTTGCAAAGGTTTTGACAGGAAATAATATTATTAATAGCAGCCAAAATTTAATCAATGGTTATAGTTACTGTTGTCGAACCTATGCAACTAGAACCTGATCCAAATGCACCACTACAAGTATGTACACCACTAGATAAACT